GCACAGATAAGTTTAATGCTGCCTGAGAAGAGGTAAAAGAAGAAGGGACATATCCTAAACCTTCTGCTAAAGCAACAACCGAGCTTCTTAGTTGTGCCGTGTTTATAAATGATTCATTTAATGCAAAGTTTGCAGTAAGTCCATTAAAATGTGTGTTATATGCCAAAACATCTAAAATATTACTTAAACCAGAGGCCTCAAAATCGTAATCTTGAAATTCAGTTTGTTGCTTTAAAAAATCTTTTAATCGTCCTTTTATTGTATCAAAGTCTAATTGTGTTGATTTAATTGTTGTTGCCATTATCTTAACCTCGTTAGATTTAATTCTGTAGTTACTGTTTCGTTTGTATTGACAACTCTAAATGTTACTGTAACTTTTACTTCATGTGAATCGTCTCGTAATTCTGTCGATACGTTTAATACTATTGCTCTAGGCTCGTATATTTTTATTGTCTGTATTATTTGATCTTTAACTTCTTGTGAATCAAAATCTGTGTTTAAGCCAAATAATAAAGCATTTAAGTTGCCACCATAGCGAGGTAAAAAAGGCTTTTCAGAAAAGTTAGTTAGTAATATATTTTTTACAGCCTGTTTTACAGCAGCCGCATGTTCTTTTTTAAATATGTCTCCAGAAACTTTTTTAGCAAAAGACAAATCGATATCTTTCGAATTTTTAGTCTTCGAAGTTAAAATTTGTCCGGAATTAATATTTCCATCTTCTACTGCAAAAGCTCTTGTTGGCATCTAAATCCTCTGTACTATTTATACTGTTTATGTTAACAGTTCTTCAGGTTTTTCATCAGTTCTTAATACTTCTATTAGTTCATTTGTTGCTTGAGTAATATTATTGTATCTTGTTTCAAACACGTTCTTATATGCAATATTATAAGGTGGTGTTATTTCAGGCATTGTAATTATTATCTGTACATTTAAAGAATCATCTGGATTAAAGTTATCATAGTCTAAAATCATTTTTTGATAATTCAAATTATCTTTAAAGTATACGGCTAAATCAAAAGTTTTTTCTACTGCGAGCTCACCTTTATTATTAATCAACTCGTATACAACAGTTTGACCTCTTGACATAAGATAATTTATGCCATCGCTTACGTCTAAATTTTCTCCAGATTCTGCTCTATATAATCCTTCAATAGGTACTAATCTAAAGTTTTTAAATTGTAAAGGTGCTGAACTTGAGTTAATTAATTTTAAGACATCTGCATGTAGCACGTACTGCTTTGCTAATCTTAATCTTTCATTATCATCTAAGATATGTGTTAAAGTAACAGGATCTCCATGAGCACTCACAAATTTAGCCATACTTACGCCAGGTGCTAATCTCGTTCGACTTGTTATTGGAATTCCAGCTGATACTTGATTAACAGGGTTAAACTTTGGATCAACATAATAATCAGTTCTTACATTTGTTATCTTATTAGATTTATAAAGCTTTGTGGGGTTTCTAGATCTGCCTAGAGGTTTACCACCTCTTACAGCAACCTTGTCTTTACCAATTGTTCTACCAAGAGCTGCAGGGCTTAATCTTGAAACATGTGGAGATAACGTTCCATCGGCTATACATGCACCAATAAAAATTTTATTACGTGCATTGTTTGGATCTCTAAGTTTCGATCTTATTTGTGCAGTATTTAAATCAGTAGTTGAAACACCACCATAATGTTCTAACTTATTTAATTGATTAAATAATGCAGCGTCATCGTCTATTGATACTCTCTTAATAGCCACAGAAGAATTTTCAAGTGCGCTATTCATTAATGACTGAGTAGGTTGTTGAGTGTTTTTATTAGTTGCTTCACTGAAACTTACTGATGACTGTGCGCTTCCTGCTGCTGGACCTAAAGCAGCTGTTGCAGCTTTTCCTGCTGTATTAGCATTACCTGATAGATTACCATTGAATGTAGGTGCTGTCATACCTACATCAGCTATTATTCCTTGAGACGCATGAATAGAAGTTGAATTTACTCTTGGAATGTGCGCGGTTTTAGCATACATTACAATTTCTTCACCACCTATAGTTCCACTATCTCCTGTTAACGCTAGAGAAGAAGCAACTACATTAATACTTTTTGATGTATATGTTATTTCTTTTTCAGCAGTCATGAATAATGTTCCGCCTGTGTTATTGTTTTGATCTTCTCCTACAAATAAACCTTTTGCTCTTTTAATTATTTCATTACTATTACCATGAATAAAATTCATAACATCGCCGCCGATTGTTTCTGATTTACCACCAAGAACTTGTACTTCTTTACTACCACCTATATCTTGAATATAACCGCGCTTAACTGTTTGCTCCACATCGCCATCAACTTTAACATTAAAGTCTCCACCAACTTCTAAATCAAAATCTCCAGACACTTTTAATTTTAAATTACCATTATAGTGTAGTTCACCATCACCATCAACTATAACTTTTTCATCATGCGCAGTAACACGAATTGTATTATTGGTAGATCCATAAACCATAGATCCATCAGCACGCATTTCAACACCTGAACCAGATTTATGTCTTATCATAATTCTTTCGCCACCAGGAGTATCATCATATTCAACAATGTGACCTGATGCTGTTTCCTTAACTTGACTATTAGGATATGAACTTACGGGTTCTTTCTTTAAGTCAAGATCCATATCAGATGTCGCACCGCCAAGTTCTACATTAACTCTCTTAGTGCCTCTTGCTAAATTATTAACTGAAGAAGCTTCTTCATATTCTAATCTAGGAAATACACCTTCAGGATCACTTCTGCCATTGTCTCTTTGTTTAAGAGATGCAGCTTCAGCCTGTGATATATTAAAATTTTTCTCTGTTCTTTTAGCCATTACAATATACTCTTAATTTTTTTAGCTATATCTAAAGAATTAGTTTTTGCTAACTTCATAAAATCTTCAACTTTTCCTATGTTTGCATCCTTTATAGCTGTCTTTGTATTTATATTTAAATCAGCAAAGCCTTTTTCTGCGGCTGCAAAAGACTTAGTAGAAGCTACTTCAATATCTGATTCGATATCAATTTTGCCTGTTTTAATATCATTCATAACGTTACCAATATTAGCTAACTCTGTGTCTATATCAGCTTTTATTTCAGCTCCTGTTTTAGGATCCTTAGTTTCAAACGCTTTTGTAATACTCGTAGGATTTGTAATATTAATTTTGTTTTGCAGTTGCGTAACTGATTGCTTAGCTATTACACTTTTAGGCGGCTGTACTATTGCTAGTGTTTTTCTGTCAATGTCTTTATTTTCTTCTGAAGAAGGGTCTTCTATTATCTTAAAATCTTTATCAAATTTATCTCTAAAAGAACCTACATCAAATCCTGGTCCTAATAAAGTTGAATCAATTTCATTGTCACCAAATACATTAAGACCTGGTAATACTTTATACATTCTTTCTAGTAATTCTTCAAATGCACGTAGTTGTTCGCCGTTAACAGGATTTGTTCCTCCAGCAACAAACGATAACTCTAATCCCGTTTTAGAATATGGATCTCTGTCAGGTGCGCGTGTTTTACCTAGCGGTCTACCTCTTTGTATTCTACCATCTGTTAAAATTAAATAATGTGCTTGTATGCCATAAAAATCAGAAAGACCTACGTCTTCCATTAATGCATTAGCTCTTTGAGTTGCAACTGTTGCAGATAATCCAGATGCAAGACCTTGTTCTATTAAAAATTCTTTATCATCTTTCAATTCAATTTGATGTAATTTTTCAACATTCATTTTATTAGGTCCACCATATAATTCATCACCAGTGAAACCTACTACTAAAAAGCCTATAGTTTCATCTGTTAAACTATTAACTCGTGTACTATTAGCAAGCTCGTCAATTAACTCATCAACTGTATCTATAAATTCAAATTTATGATTACTACTATTTGATCCTTTAAACGTAGTAGGACTTGATGAGACAATTACTGGTGTGACAGGTTTAACATTTCTTATTAATGATCCTTTAGGTATAAATTTACCTACATTGGTATCTAAAGATACTTTACCAGTTTGGCTATCGAAACCTTCTATCAAATTTGGCACGCTCTTACCTTCTGGTATGACAACACCTTTTGCTGTTCCAGCTAATGTTTCACCAATTTTTGGCAATTTATCTTTTGCAATGTTTAATAGTTTTCCAATGCCATGTGGTAAAGCATTTGCACCAGATCTACTTGCGCCTGGAATAAGTCCTTCCGGATCAAAATCAAAGCCAGCAAAATTATTTTCTTTAAGATTTTTACTTACTTCTGTTTTCACACCTTGCGTTATATTATCTGCTGGTGTTTTACCTAATGATTTATCCGATATTGCTTCTTTTGCAACTTGTAAAACTTTTGGTGTTATAGTACTTGGTAATACTTTTTCAGTTTCTTTTTTTATTTTTTGATCTGATAAAGTTGTATGCTTTTGAAGTACATTAAATATTGATGAAGTACTGCCAAAAGAAAAAACAGATTTATTAAGATTTCCGCTTGATGTCATATTTTGTTTTTTAAACAAACCTGTTAATGCAGTAACACTAGCATCTACTTTATCCGCTGATCCATCGGCCGCTCCCGGCTGAAGCTGCACAACTCTAACTCTAGGAGAAAAATCACTTGTTGGTTTTGCGCCTTCTTGCAAACTTTTCATACCATTTTTTATTTCTCCGGCGCTATTAAATGAGCTCATGTTTGCAACAACATTCTTCATTTTTTCACTTTCAGCAATTCCTTTTAGATCTCCACTAATTCCACGTAAAACTACTTTTCTAAACTGAATCATTTCAGGTGTTGCTGATGCATTAAACTCAGACTCAGATATTTCTCTTGTAAACTCTACTGCAATAAATTCTTGTCTACCTACTTGAAGTTCTATAGATGTTCCGTTGAATATATATCTCTCTTTAGATAAACGTTGCGAGAATGCATTAGGATTATCTGCAGCAGCTCTGCTTTTTTTAACTCTAACATCTACAAGTTCTAAAATTTTAATATTACTAGCAAAAGTAAATACGACACCATTAAAGGTACTACCTGCTCCATCATTTCCATCTTTTGCTTTTATTTCAATTAAACTCATTCTTCTGGCTCCTGTCCGCCAATTCCTAACTTATTAAAAGTTTCTTGAGCAAATGCTATTCTTTGTTTTGTGTGTGCTAGTGCTTTGTTTGGTCTTTCATATTTATCTTGAAAAACAACTGTAGCTTCTTCTACAGTTTCTGCATTACGCAATTGACCTAACCCAAGAAAAGATTCTGTTTCTAATTCAAACTTTACGTATCTAAGTTGAGCTTCAATCGTGCTATAACTTAAACCTATTCTTGCAGAATAATCTACTAATTTTTTAAATCTTTCGCCTGCGGCTTTTGCAGGATTCCATTGAGCAATACCAAAGGAATTTTCATCTTTAAATCCTGATCTTGCTAAAGGATTTATATCTCCACCGTTAGCGGTGGCTGCAGATTCTACGCAAAAATTTCCAATCATACCACATGCTTGTTCTGGCGTAAATGAACCACCAATTGGTGATATAAAAAAATTAAATGCTTTTTCAATATTAGTGTTTCCATCTAATTGTAAGTTATCAGTGGTTGAAGGTTGATTGACATCATTTCTTAAAGATTCAAGTTTTGGTATTGAACCTAGTACTAAAGGTAGTTGTGAATCTTTTCCATCCAAAAATACTCCAAAAACTTGAGCTCTATTTTTAAGTCTTGAATTTCCACCAAGTCCAGAGCTACCATCTTCAGTTACAGGTATATTAACTTGCGCCCATGGTAAATCGTTGTCAGGTATATCTACAGTACTTTCACTGTGAATACCATGTATTCTAACTTTTACTCTATCAAGTTTTAAAGGATCATTAATATTTACAACAACACCAATAAACCACCTAAAGTTATCACCATAATAGTCTTGCATTATATCTGAATCTCCACACCTAAGCTAGCAATTTTTCCAAGTAATAAAGTTGTTTCTAATGCTTCACCAAAAAAAGAATGAGTAGCACCTACTATTATATAGTCACCAGACTTTTTTAAATCAAGACTTGGTTTGTTTTCGTCTGAATTTGAATTTGTATCTAAAAAAACAACTCTTATGGCTTTACCTATAGTATAGTTTGCATCTCCACTTAAAAATTCTCTTGATTTTACGGTAATTGATAATGGTGATTTTGCTAAGAAATTTTTAAGTGCTGCTTGTTTAATTTTTTTATTTTGATTACCTTTAATTGTTTCATCATTATAGCTTTTAAAAACGGTATTTAAATTATTATAAGCTCCAGTTGAACTTATTGTAGATATTACTTTTGAATCATAACTTGATATATTTTTACCATTAATTTTAAATTCATTAGAAAAAGCATATCTACTATTATCACCACCTAGCATATTTTTTTTCACTATTTCCTTAAATAAATCATCTACATTAAAATGAATCGATTCACTTATACCATTTAACGTATCATAAAAAACATTTTTAGATCCAACATTTCCTGATTGTATTAGTTTTACTAAATTTTCAGCTGACTCGTATTTATATTTGTTAATTGTATAATATTTTATACTAGATATTCCTACATTAGCACTAGGAGCATATATGTATGGCCGTCCTAAGTTTTGGACAGTTTGAGTTAACATTTTATCCAAATCTCTTATTACTATATTGTCAATGCCAAGAGGAGAATAAACAAAAAAAGGAAATCCACTTGCTGTCGTCGATCTTTTTTTAAGCCACATTGCAGCTTCTATAGGATGCATATTAGGTATCACTACTTTCATATCTTGAATAGAATCAGCACCATCTATTATAGCTTTTTTACTAAGACTGCTGTTTATTATTTTTTCTATTATTGATGTAGGAGAACCTGTAAAGGATTTATTAATGTTTTGAACGATTGATTCAAACATGTGATATTCTGTGCAGTGCAAAACTACAACTTCTATTCTTTCTTCAATTTTAGTTGAAGATATTATTTTATCAATAACAAATTCTTTTTTAATTTCATTACCAGTATCTGCTTCTTCATTTTCAACAAATCTAATTGTTATTTTTTCACCACCTTGAAAATCAAAATCTTGTACTATATTTTCTTCATCTGCAAAAGAAATACCCATAGTAAGATATGGTTTTTCTATATGTTCATATATTTTCATAGCGTTA